ACACTAAACACAACCTCTTGTTTGTTACTAGCCATACCACCATAAAACATGTGGTCTTTAAATGCTACTACAAACTTTGCCCCTGTCACGGCAGTGCTAACTTCTCCACCTCCACCTGATGACACATCTGTTGCTGCAAATGATGTATTAAATACTGTAGGTGCGTTGTTTCCGTCTGCAACTATTAGCTTGTCGTTACCATCAAAGTTAAATCTTTCAAAAGTATAAACACCTGCACTTGTTCTGCCTGTATCTCTTTCTGTCCAAGACCCACTTCCTGCTGATGCAGTAAATATCTTCGTTCCTCTTGCTGCAACTATTGTATCATTAAATATACAAGAAAGCAAGACTTCTTCTGTTGATGCACTTGTTACAGGTACAATATTAGTATTATATTTAGCAAAACCATTTATACGTCTGTAGCCACCGTTGATGTCTGGCTCAAAGTTTACAAGCTCAAGTGCTTCTCCGGGTTGCATAGCAAATGTAGACTTGTTTAAAACTAACCCACCCATCAGTGGAAACGTAGCAGGTGCTGTTTGTGATAAATCAGGCATTATCTAACCGTTGCTGTTGCAAAATAATTTGATGTTACAGTTGGATGCACAAGAACAGTTGACCTAACATACTCATACTTGTTCACTAACAAACTTTGCATGTTCTTTATGCCTTGTTCAAATCGTGCAAAGTTTAATTGGTACTGAGATGTTTCTCCTCTGTACTGATACACAAAAGCTGTAGCACCGTCTACTATTACTGGAGAAAATCTGTCAGGTATGCTTGGAGTATCACTTTGTGCTGATAAGTCAGAAGTGAATGTAAAATAGTCATATTTTAATGCATATGTTTTATCAGGAAAGGGGTATAGTAAATAATTGTTATCAAGTGTTCGCACCACATGTGTAGGTATCCCTCCACTGTCAAACTGTGCTACCTGTGTGCCATTGTCGTGTGTGGCTGCAGTTGTGCTGTTTGCTCCTCGTGTACAACCTGTCAAAGTATTTGTACTAATACCTGTATATGTTATTTGTTCGTTTTCTATAAAAATAGTTCCTGCAGAGTCAAACCCTGTGGAACTTGTAATGTCTATTTCTGTTTCAGTAGCGTCTAATGCTTCCGCTAATGTTGTTGTTACTATTTCATCTTCTTGGTCAATAAACTTATCTACGTATTCGTTGTATTGTAATATACTTAAAGCATTACCTGCAGTAGCTAAGTCTTGGTCTTTTACTATTCTAAATGTGTTATAGTCCACTGTCTTTGCATCTGTGGGTATAGAATATCTAACTGAACCCGGTGCAAGTGTTTCTGTTTTGGTTGAGTGATTAAATGGATAATTAAATTCTCTTTGATTAATATATCGTATTGACTCATTGACCGCATTTTGAGCTTGTGTTTGTATACCTCTGGCTGCAGAAAAATTAGAAGCAGTAAGTTGTACTTCATTTAATCTTGCTAATACACTATTTGTTAACGCTAAAAATGTTGCCATTATAAATTCCTAATAATAAAGTGGGGCAAGTTGCCCTGCCCCACCTAAACTATTTAAGCAAGGGTGTCACGGTCTACTTCATTAGCAGTCATGTCACCTGTGTCATCAACGTCCATGCATACAGCAAACATTCGGATTACACCGCCTGTTGTTGTACCTGTCATTGCTTGGATTTCAATGTCGATTGTGTCAGAAGTGCCACCAATAAGAACAGGAGTTTGTCCTGCCTTAAAAGCGTAGTCTCCGACAGATGCTCCGTCAAAGTCGAAACCATCAACAAAGTTGTCCAAGTCACCTCCAGTAATACCAAAGTCAAAATCAGTGTCGGTTGAAGTACCTGAGTGAGCAGTTGTTACTTCAAAACCTGCAGAGATAATGAGTGTATTAGCAGGAATAGTTAAACCCGGAATCACATCATTTGCAGCAAGGGCAGTACCCTTATCGCTTGCAGCTGTTGCAAAGTTCAGGTCAGCTTGAATCATGTATGGCTGTCTTCCCCTAGCCATACTACCTCTAGCCACAGAGGTTGTATTATCACCTAATGCCATAATTCAATCTCCTTATACTAGATTATACCGAGCGTTAACGAGAGCTTCAGGTCTCAAGATTTTTCTACCGTAAAGGTGCATACCCCTTACGATATCAGCAAATGAGTCTGGGTCTCGGTAAGTTTCAGTTTTGTTGATTTGTTCAGCAGTAGCGACTGCGGAGTCGTGTCCTGCAACAATAATTCCAAAGTTGGAAGAGTTAGTACCGCCAGTAGTAGCAGGTCCTGTTCCGATGGATGGTAGGTTGTTAGAAGAAAATACACGGAAACCATGTAGATTACCTATAACTTCGCCACTCCTAATTCCACCAGATTGTCCAAAGTCCTGATTGAATAGGCGAGAATCCTCGTCCTTCAATACTTCCATGAACACTGGGTCTACAACTAACCATCGACCTTGTGAATCAACATTTTGTTGGTCAAGTAGTCTAGCCATTCTAGCAATGACTGTTAATGGAAAAGTTGTACCTGCAGCAGGTGTTAAATCGGTTGCACCCGGTCCTCTGGGCTGAAGCCCAATAGAGTTACTGGCTGAACCTGCTGTACCTGAACCATCGGTAAAGTCAGAAGCATCTAACTTCATTGAAGATAGAAGTTCATCAGAACCTGCGGTTGAAACGGCTTTAGAACCGTTTACTGTGCTATTAGCAGTATCAGCAGCACCGTGTAGTGCAGACTGTTTAAACCCACATAAATAACCAAGAACGTCTTGGTCATACTGGTCGGATAGTCGATAGGCTGCTCTATCACTCGCTAACGATTGAAAGTTAACGTGTGAATGTGCTTCCTCAATATCATCAACCTTAAACGCAAAGTAGTTAGCTTTGTCGATTGTAAGGCTAAAGTCCTCATCGTCAAGGTCTTGAGGTGTAATAGTTGTACCTCTAGCATATGCCTTGACTGTTATTTCCGGCTCCTTAATGATTTTCACACTATCGCCCATGTTAGCAATCTCCCCGAAATAATCGGAGTTTGTAACTTGTTCCACAACAGATGACTTACGAAACGCAAGTTGCACCTGTTTGGAGTAAATGATAGGTGAAAAATTACCATTAGGGAGGTTGCCGTGACCGGCAGCAGACGTGAATGCCATGATTACCTCCTTTAGCATTTAACAGATGTAAACTCACCAGACTAATACAGGGGCTGATTTGCAGAGGTGCATTAGCATCTAAGTTGCGCTACTTACATGTTAATGGGCTAGGCTTGTCAGGTAATCCGTAAGACTGACTGTTTTATAGTGTGATATAATTCACACAAGTGTGTATAGTTATACTTAAAAATAACTACTTGTCAACACTTTTTTTCTTTGGCATTTCAATAAAATTCATATTCATACTGAAAGACCTACGTTCACCCTTCGTATAGAATGGATAAACGCAATGGAAAAGGTGCGATGGAAATACATAAAAGTCACCAACTTTAGGCTTAACAACAAAGTTAGTTGCTGTATATCCTGCAGATGTCCCATGTGCAAACTGTATATGTCCGTTTGCAGGGTGGTGGTCTTTATAGTCTTCTTCCCACTCCTCTTCTATTCCTTCTGGTAGTTTTAAATATCCTACACAAGACATTCGACAGCCTGTGTGAATATGTAATGGATTGTACTCGTTTTCAAATTGACGTACAAACCAACCAGATACTATTTGTAATCCATAGTCAAATTTATTTGTATCAGGCTTCTTAGCACCCATAGAGTTACGAAAGTCTGTATAGGCTTGATACTGACCTATAAATTGTCCTAACCCCTTTTGTGCTATAGCAAGTATCTCTTCGTCAAAGGCTAACTCTTCAGATACTTTACCCACCAGATTGTCTGCATAAGATTTTAACTTATCAGACATTTTACTATTTAACTTTTCGACCAACTCATACGGCATACGAAAGTATCCCATAGTAGGTCCAAATGGAGCAAACAACTCCATCTCTTTTTGTGGTTTATATATTATACTCATCTAGCTGACCCCGATACATCGTAGATAAATTTACCAGACCGTATGGCTTCCATAATCTCGTCTGACCTTTTCTCGTACTCTTTAGAGGACATCTTTTGTACGTCAGACTCTTTCATGTAGGAAGCTGTTGCGTCCTCTTGGGGTTTGCTACGAGCATTTTTAACGGACACAGACTTTGCTGCATCTTTGTCCTTAGACTTGGGTGCAGACATTTTCATATCTGCTTTGTATAAATCTATGGCTCTAGCTGCAGACCTTGCGTCTGTTTCGTTATCATAGAGTGCATCCTGTACCCACTTAGGCTGTTCCTCTGCCCACTCGTGAAATGAATCACTCTCTCGTATGTCACTAAAGTCTGGATGTAATTTTAACAGTTCAACTTCAGCTTTCTCTTTTGATGCAGATACCTGCATTTCATCAATAGCTTTTATACGCTCTTCAAGAGCTACTGACTGCTCCTGTGCTTTTTTAGTAGCTATAGTTTCAACTATACCTGCCACATCAGGATACTCTTTAGTCCAAGCTTCTATCTCCTCTTCAGATTTAGGTAGCTTCATTTCTTTACGTGCAGCTTCAGTCAACTGCCTTTCAAGGTCAGTAATCTTAGCTTTTAGTTCGTCAGCTTGTTTTTGCTGATGTCTTCGTAAGTCAGAGTATCTCTTCTTAAATGTTTTCTCTTCAGCAGAAGTAGGTTCTTGTTCCTCCTCCACTTTAGACTCTTCCTCGACAGACTCTCCTTGTTGAGCTTTGAGTAGCTCTTCAAGTTCTTGTTCATCGAGTTTTCGCTTTTCATCGTTATTGTATTTCCTACTAACGAATGCTGCTTTTTTTTGTTGTTTTGGCTCTTCAGCCATTACTGTCTCGTTCATTGAGTTCTCCTTCTAGGGTCATCGTAGCCAGTTGGGGGATGAGTAGCTAGTGACTGACAGATTAGCGCATACCAAGTCCGCGCCTTTGTGGTACAGGTTGGGCAGGTTTACGTAAGTTTATTTGGCTTGCTATTTCAGGACCTAATATCTTACCTAATACTCTACCTTGCTCTGTACCCATTAAAGAACGTATTACATCTTTCTCCTCATCAGGTAAAGCTAAATATCGTTCTCTAAGTTGATTGAAAAATTCTTCCATATCTCATTACCCTTTTAAATAATCCTATAGGATAGACACCTGAAGATATAAGCATTATACCATATAATCCTTTTAGTGTCAACTTCTTTTTTATAATTAATTGATGCACGGATTTTACAACAGATGCTTGCCACTTTGACTTAGCCACTAAACCATCTGCAACATACTTGCCCCACACATCATAACCGTCTTGCCATATTTGTGATTGTTGTCTATGCCAACGTCTAAGTTCTTTTACTTCTGATATAGTCATAGTCTTTTGTTTGTATGATGCTGTGCAACAGTGTGTTTGTTCACCACTACCGCCACTACTTCCACCTCCAAATGTAGATTCAGAAAAGGCACTACCGCTTGTACCCCCTGTTTCACTTTCAGCACGTCTTTTATTTTCTCTTTCCATTTGAGCGTCCATAGCTGCTGCTCTTCTCATATTGTCTTCATTTTTTCTTTGTTGCTCTTCTATTTCAGAGCCAGACATGTTTGCATATCCACCTTTACGCTGCACATCCATTTCATTTAACCGCGTAGCTTGGTCTTGATTAGGAGTTCCTGTTCTACTAAACGGATTTTTTGCTCTTTCTTTTTGTAAATTTTTTGCAAATGTCTTTTTAGTTTCTGTAAATTTATCTGCTACATCTTGTTTATATCCACGTTTTTTAGCATCAGCTATACTTTTTTTAAGGTCTTTATCGTCCTCCATTTTAAATAAAGAAAATTTACCCGGTTTCATAGGCTCTAAATCTATAATATTTCTCAATACATTATATTCATTTTTATCTGCGTATTCACCATTTACTAATCTTTTAGCAGCTTGACCACGTATATCTTTATCACTCGCTCTGAGTAATGGACTTGCAAATGGTATTACAGATGCAGCTCTAACTACTCCTTGGTCTACAAAATCTCCTGCTTTACCTAAACGTCCTGTAGCATCGTCTAGTAAAAATGGCTTACCTGTGCCTGCATAGTCTACTCCCTCTGTACCTGCAGGACTTCTAGCTCTTAGATAGTCTTTAAATTTACCAGTGGGTACTACATCAAGAATAGGTTGACCTTTTTCATCTAATATATTTCTACCAAATTCATCTTTTGATTCTTTTACATCATAGTTAAAAGACTCTGCTCCTCTAGGAGGTAAATCTCTTTGGGCAGACTCTCTTAACAGTTTGTCCTCATTAGCTTTTTCTTCAGCAGTTATAGCAGGTCTTGCTGTGTCTGAGCCTGAATCCTGTCCACTACCCGATGCTCTACCTCGTAATGAAGGTGATTGGTACACTGTATCTGTTTCTCCTCTAGGTCTAAAACCTTCGGGTATGGATTCTATAGGTTCTCCATTTTTAAATTTTATTAATCTTACATCACCTGCGTCATTTACATAGGGACGTGTTTCATCAAAATTAGCACCACCTAGAAGGTCTTCAAAAGATTTAGGTGGTTTAGGTTGTGGTAATACTGGTTGCACTACATCTGGAACAGGTAATGCTGTGCCTGTTTGATTAACTGGTAATAATGTAGGTGCAGCACCAAATCCCGGTTGCTGAGTTGTTGTAGTAGTATTTATATCAGGTGGCAAGTATATACCTTGTTGTGCTTTTACTACACCACCCTCTGCTAACTCTAGGTCATCCATATCAAATGGGATATCATCAGGTATGGTAGCTTCTTCAGAATTACCCATCTGTCCCATTGCTTCCATAACCTTTAAACCTTGTTTTGCTTTCTGACGCATTTTCATCAATGTATCAAGACCATAGTAACGAGTTACATCAGCAGGAAAAACAAATTCACCCTCACTAAGCATCGCAGGTATATCATCTCTTACTTCTTCTTTTAGTGAACCGATAGGAACATCATTACCTGATACTGGGTCTTTACTACCCCCTTGGTCTAACAATCCCCCATCTTGTAATCCATATTCTTTTTTAATATCACGTAGAAAAAATAGTGCTTCTTCTCTGCTTAATACACCGTCAGAGTGGTCAATAAGAGCTTGTATTTGGTCTTCTTCAGTTTTAATATCTATAATCTGGTCTTTAGCTCGTACAACATCCGTACCCCTTTGTGCTTTTATAACACCACCTTTTGCATTCATCTGAGCCTTTGCAGGCATTAATTCTCTTAGTATAGTAAGTATTTCATCTGATGTTAGTTTAGGAAACATTTTTTTATATCGTGCAACATCTTGATGTAACTCTATAACTTCTGCTTTAGGTACATCTGTACCCTTTGCAGCTTTCATAAAAGCAAATTCTGTTTGTTCAGCTAGTGCCATTGATTTCATCCCTTAAATATTTTAGCTTTCTTAAAGCTGACACCGCGCCTTGTGACCGATGTATGAGTATAGTGTTATCTGATTGTTCTAACGATTTTTGATGTTGACTAATTAGATAATCTATATAACTATTGAACGCTTCCCACTGGCGGTTGTTGTTCACCAGTGGCTTGAGCTTGCTGAGTAT